AAATCAGCGTCTCCCTAGGTAATGTACTGTGAGTTGGGCTTTACGGATATATCTGCCAGATCGGCTTAAACTTGAGCGGCAATCCACGACAAGCACGTATAAAGGTCGCAGCCCTTCCCTCGTTTCGCAGCCTTTGCGGCGCCCTTTGTTCCATCGGATTGCTCGGGGGCTGAAGGGCCGTTTTTTTAGCCACAAAAGACCGTTGATACGCTCAGAGTCAACAGAAAGACTTATTTTGCCTGGACTCCTCAGCCTCTGCCTAACGGCCTGTGCGACAAGTCCGCAGCCAGTGGCGGTAAAGATGACATCGGTAAGACTGGAAGCACTGGAAATGGTCCCGTGTGAGCGGGTAAGTGAAAGCGACGACGAGCTAGCCCTGAATGGCGATCTTTGGGCGTTGAAAAATCGCGCCATCAACCTGCTGGATACCTGTGCTGACCAGGTGGATGCGCAGATACAACGTAGCAAATCAAAGTGATATTCCAAGGAAGCAAACGCTTAAAAAATCGAACGTCTATTCGAGTTTACCAAGCATAATACGGGCTGCGAATTTTCAGCCAAATTAGCGTTCAGAATGGATAGCTCATATAAACGGGTCATGCATTCGTGCTGCGCAACTAATGAGTTATTAAGTTTTTCCAAAAGCCCAACAACTATCGGGTCTTCTGAAGCGTATATCGCCTTCAGCTTTAGGACTGTGTCTGAGAGTAATTGATGGTTATTAATTATTTGGTTCAAGTCGGGCATGGCTCCTCCTGAGCTATCTTGCCAAGCTTCAAGAATCTTATATCGGCACAGACTTTCTCGGCTTGAGCGGTTGTCAAGGAATCCAGCCGAACGGTATCAATCTGACCGCAAACAGTTTTCTTGCGGGGTTTGGTGGCGAGATGCATTGGGGGTGCCTTTCGGCGTTAGTAGTTCAAGAAGTGGAGCAAGGTGGCATATGAACGAGCACAGCAACTCATTGCTAAGCCAGATACAAAAGCTGACACCGAGCAAGGGCGATCTACTGGTGATCTACCCAGAGAACCCTATGACAGTCCTTCAGCACGAACGAGTGACCAAGAGCCTTGAGCCATTTGCTCAGCGGATTGGGTGCAACTTGCTGGTAAGTCAACCTGGCATTCAGGTGGCTCTGCAGCCGAATGGTGCTGCGATCCTTGAAGAGATGCGCAAGCAGACAGAACTGCTTCGGCTGATGACAGAGCAACAGACGCTGCTGATCGACGCACTGAGTGAAGAAGAGCCAGAAGACCCTGATGCAGCGCCCCAGACTTACCTGGACGGTACACCATGCCGTTGAGGCCGCAGAAACCATGCAATGCCCAGGGCTGCAACACATTGATCCGCAACCCTCGGTACTGTGACGCCCATAAGGATGTAGGCAAGCAGTTCGATGTGAAGCAGCGGGAGAAGCAACGCGAGACCAGCAGCCAGCGCGGCTACAGCTACAAGTGGCAACAGGCGCGCAAGGGCTTCTTGGCTAAGCATCCGCTCTGCGTAGAGTGCGAGCGCGTTGGACGTGTCACAGCGTCGACAGACGTTGATCACATCGTTCCTCACAAGGGTGACATGGACCTGTTCTGGGATCGATCCAACTGGCAGACCATGTGTCATCCATGCCACAGCACGAAGACGGCCGCAGAGGACGGCGGGTGGGGCAACACCCAGGTTGCCCGGTCGTGCTGACCGAAATGAGAACGGTTCTCGGCGGGCTTCACGGAATGCACCGGTATGGTGCGCGCACCAGTCTGGTGCGGTGGGGGAGGGTCAAAAGTCTGGTCCCTTTGGCTTCTAGACCGCGCCCTCAGTCGTTTTTTTACACCCGCGAAATTAAAAATTCTGGAGTTGCGCGATGGGAGGTACCGCCACGGTCGCCGGCCGTGGTCGCAAACCCAAGCCGACCGCCAAGAAAGCACTAGCCGGAAATCCCGGCAAACGCGCGCTGAATAAGGCCGAGCCCGCTTTTTCGAAGATCACAAATGTTGATCCGCCCGGATGGCTCAGCGACCGCGCTTCGCAGATGTGGAAGATGATTGTTCCCGAGCTTCTGCGCGAAAACGTGGTTGCGATAACTGATTTACACAACGTCGAAGCGTTCTGCGTTGCATACGACAACTGGCGAATGGCGCAGCAGTCAGTCCAGGCCCACGGCATCGTGGTTACCGGTGCCACCGGCGGACCGATGAAAAACCCCGCACTGACCGCGGCGAACGAAACGATGCGGCAAATGGTTACGTTCGGGTCGATGCTCGGCCTTGATCCAGCCAGCCGCACACGTCTGATCGGAGGAAACAAGGAAAAAGAGACCAACGAATTCGCCGAACTATTGAGATCCTGAATGGCCAAGTCCGCCCACCCCAACGTTGATAAAGCGATGGTGTGGGGTAGGTCTCTTCTGAGTGGGAAAGTGCCAGCTTGTCGCTACATCCATCAAGCAGTGCAGCGCCATTTCGATGACATGGCAGCCAGCCGCAAGCGCGGGTTCAGATTCAAGTTCGATCCAGCGAAGGCAGAGAAAAAACTCAAGCTGATTCAGCTATTGCCGCATACCAAGGGTGAATGGGCGTTCAAGCGTCAGCGAATCAGCCTTGAGCCATGGCAGCTTTTCGGTCTCGCCGTCACCTTCGGGTGGGTCAAGAAGAAGGGCGGGTACCGCCGTTTTCGTGAGAGCTACTGGGAGATTCCCCGCAAGAACGGAAAGTCGGTAGTTGCGGCCGGTGTCGGCATCAGCATGTTCGTTGCGGATGGTGAGTACGGCGCCGAGGTGTACGCAGGTGCCACCACTGAGAAGCAGGCTTGGGAGGTTTTCCGCCCTGCGAAACTGATGGTGGCCAAGTCACCGATGCTGGTCCAGGCGGCGGGCATTGAGGTCAACGCCTCGAACATGAATATTCCGTCCGACTTCAGTCGCTTCGAGCCACTTATTGGCGACCCTGGTGACGGCGCATCACCCAGTTGCGCGATCGTGGACGAATATCATGAGCACCGCACCTCGGCCCAGTACGACACCATGCTCACCGGTATGGGCGCCCGCCGGCAACCGCTGATGTTCATCATCACCACTTCCGGCGCCGATATCGAGGGGCCTTGCTACGACAAGCGTCGCCAGGTCATTGAGATGCTGGAGGGCACTGTCCCAGACGATGAACTGTTCGGCTGGATCTGGACGCTTGATGAGGGCGACGATTGGACCGACCCCAAGATGTTGGCCAAGGCCAACCCCAACCACGGCGTGTCAGTGTTCCAGGAATATCTGGAAAGCCAGCAGGCGCGGGCGATCCGCTCGGCTCGGTTCACCAACACCTTCAAAACGAAGCACCTCAACCTTTGGGTGAGCGCCAAGTCTGGCTTCTTCAACATGCAGGACTGGAAGTCCTGCGAGGACACCTCCCTTACGCTCGATCAATTCGAGGGGCAAGAGTGGATCGCCGGTTTCGACCTTGCGCGAAAGCTGGACATGAACTCGAGGGCGCGCCTGTTTTGGAAGGTGATCGACGGAAAGACTCACTACTACAGCGTGGCTCCCAAGTTTTGGGTGCCATACGACACCGCTTATGACAGCGACAACAAGCGGATGTCCGAGCGCTTCCAGGCCTGGCTGAACTCGAAACACCTTGAGGTAACCGATGGTGCCGAGATCGATTACCGCGAAATCCTCGAAGACACCAAAGAGGCAAACAAACACGCACCGCTGCGCGAGTCGCCGATTGACCCACACGGTGCTACTGGGTTGAGCCATGACTTCGACGACGAGGGTTTCAACCCGGTCACCATCACCCAGAACTACACCAACATGTCCGACGCCATGAAAGAGCTGGAAGCGGCTATCACCGCTGGAAGGTTCCACCATGACGGCAATCCGATCATGACCTGGTGTATCGGCAACGTGATCGGCAAAAACATGCCCGGTAACGACGACGTAGTACGCCCCATCAAACAGGGCGATGACAACAAGATCGATGGCGCTGTTGCACTGATCATGTCGGTCGGGCGGGCGATGATGCAAGTCGTTGCCGGCGATGGCGGCGTGGACCGATTCATGGATTCAATCCGGGACCCAATATTCGAATGAACACAGCATCAATCATTTACCTGCTGACTGCAGTGCTGGGCTTTGCCCTTGCTGTGGCAGGTGTTTACGTACTGCTTGGCGTGGGTTGGGCGCTTCTTGCCGCCGCTTCGTCGTGCTTCGTCGCGGCAGCATTCATTCGAAGGGGACTGACCGGTGGCTAAGTCTTTCAAATCCGTCTTGAGCGGTGCAATCAACGCGCCTCGGTCATCGATAATCGATTGGGTGGGCAGGTCTCTCTCCGGCAGCGCTTCCGGAATTTGGGCGCAAACCGTGGGCAGCACATCCGCCAACGGGAAAACCGTGACGATCAACAAAGCCATGCGCCTGGCCGCTTGCTGGTCTTGCGTTCGCCTCATCTCCGAAACGATCGCAACGCTGCCGCTCGGCCTATACCGGCGCATGCCTGATGGCGGTCGTGAGGTGGCCGGTGACAATGACCTGCATTGGATTCTCAACACCAACCCGAACAGCCGTATGACTGCTGTGCAGTTTTGGGAGGCCGTAGTAGCTTCGATGCTGCTGCGGGGTAACGCTTTTGTCGAGATCATCCGTATAAGCGGCCGGATCGTAGCGCTTGAATTCCTGCTGCCCAACCGCATGGATTTGGATGTCGCGGACAACGGCGAGATTCTTTACCGATACCGGGAAAAAAACGGGCAGCTCCGCGATATTGCTGGCAGCAACATGATGCATATCCCTGCGTTCTCTCTGGACGGGCAAATCGGGCTATCACCCATCGCCTACGGCGCCGACGTATTCGGCGCGGCAATGTCGGCAGAGGACGTTGCGAGCTTCACGTTCAAAAACGGCATGCACCAAACCGTGGCCTTTGAGGTTGATGCAACGCTGAACAAGCAGCAGCGCGACGATTTTCGCGACTATGTCCAACGCATCAGCGGGGCGATGAATGCCGGTAAATCACCGGTTTTGGAAAAGGGTGTTTCCGCCAAGGTGATTGGTATCAATCCAGTGGACGCTCAGTTGCTGGAATCCCGAGAGTACAGCGCCGAGGAGATCTGTCGCTTTTACATGGTGGACCCGACGCTGGTCGGTTACAGCGATAAGGCATCGAATTGGGGTACCGGCCTTGAGCAGAAGCTGCTTCGATTCCTGACCTTCACGCTGCGCAGCTACATGCGCCGCATCGAGGAAGGGATCAGTCGCAGTTTGCTGGCGCCTGCGCAGCGCCGTCAGATTTACCCCGAGTTTTCCATTGAAGGCTTGATGCGTGCTGATAGCGCCGCACGGGCAACGCTGTATTCGGGGATGGTGCAAAACGGCATCTACACCCGCGACGAATGCCGCATGAAAGAGAACCTGCCCAAGATGGGCGGAAATGCCGGTGTGCTAACTGTGCAAACCAACCTTTCGCCGATCGACAAACTGGGTCAGGGCGATGACGGGCAAGCCGCAAGGGCAGCTCTACAGAACTGGCTAGATCAGCCGGCAAACTCGAAGGAATAAATCATGCAACCAAAATCCAAGGCTGGCAGTTTTAACTGCGAGCTGAGCCCGCGCGCGCTCGACAGATGGAATCCGGCCATCAAAGCGGCCGTGGAGTCCACCAGCGATACCATCACCATCTACGGCGTTATTGGCCAGGACTGGTACGGGGAAGGCGTTACCGTCTCGCGCATCGACGCGGCCCTTCGCTCAATCGGCGACAAGCCAGTCACCGTTTACATCAATTCGCTAGGTGGCGACATGTTCGAAGGCCTGGCCATCTACAACCGGCTCCGAGAGCACAGCCAGGCGATCACCACCAAGGTTCTGGGCTTGGCCGCATCGGCTGCATCGGTGATTTACATGGCCGGCGCCAAACGCGAAGTGGCCAGCAGCGGGTTTCTCATGATCCACAACTGCTGGACGCTTGCAGTCGGCAACCGCCATGACTTGCGCGATGTCGCGAACACGATGGAAGAGTTCGACGCTGCGATGGCAGACCTTTACTCGGAAGGCAGCGGCCAGGCCGTTGCTGACATTGCCGAGATGATGGATGACGAGACGTTCATACGCGGCCGACGAGCAGTTGAGCTCGGCTTTGCAACTGCCGTTCTCTCTTCTGACGAAATCACCGAGCGTGAAGACGAGCAGACCCAGCAGAGTAACGCGCTGAAGGCTATGGATATCGCTTTGGCAAAAGCTGGAATGGCCCGCAGCGAACGCCGCGAACTCTTCGCTAATTTCAAGTCCAGCACGCCGCGCGCTGCTGGCGGGGGTACGCAATACGCTGCCTCGTCCGATAAGCCCCGCGCTGTCGCGCCAGACCTCACCGCCTCCCTGAGCGCGGCATCCGACATCCTCAAATCTTTCCAAGGACCATCGCAATGAGCGACTTCGAAAAGCAATACACCGAGCTGAATGCCAGCCTTAAGACCATTGGCGACCAGATCAAATCCCAGGCGGAGACCAGCAACAAGGAAATCGCCCGTCACGGCGAGATGAACGCCGAGACTCGTGCCAAGGTGGACGAGCTGCTGATGAAGCAGGGCGAACTGCAGGCTCGCGTTCTGGAAGCTGAGCAAAAGCTTGTCAATGCCAACCGTGACACTCAGCGCATCAAGACCCCAAAATCCGCTGGCGAGTTGATTGTTACCAGCGAACATATGGAAGGCGTCAATTCGTCGTTCCGTGGCTCTCGTCGTGTTTCCGTACCCCGCGCCGCAATCACCACGACATCCGCTGGTGGCTTGGCGGCCACGGAGCGTCTGGACACTGTCGCGCTGCCGGGCATGCGTCGGGCCACCATTCGAGATTTGATTGCACCCGGCGAGACTGAGGCGGGCTCCCTTGAGTATGTCCGCGAAACAGGCTTTACAAACAATGCCGCGACCGTACCGGAGGGCTCTGCAAAACCGTATTCCGAAATCGAGACCGCCTTGGTCACGGCGTCGGTTCGTACCATCGCCCATCTGTTCAAAGCCTCGCGTCAGATTTTGGATGACGCAAAGGCTTTGCAGAGCTACATCGATGCGCGCGCTCGTTATGGGTTGCTGCTCGCTGAAGAGGCTCAGTTGCTGTACGGCAGCGGAGCAGGTGCAAATCTGCAAGGGCTCGTTCCGGTTGCAAACCAATACGCGTCTCCAGCTGGCTGGACCGTAACCGGCGAACAGCGCATCGACCGGATTCGCCTGGCCCTTCTTCAATCCGAGCTTGCAGAGTTTCCTTCGGATGGCATCGTGCTCAACCCAACTGACTGGGCGCTGATCGAGTTGATCAAAGACAGCCAGGGTCGCTATCTGATCGGTCAACCGCAGGAAGGCACTGCGGCTCGTCTGTGGAATCGCCCGGTAGTCGCGACCCAAGCAATGAAGCCAAACGACTTCCTGGTGGGAGCCTTCAAACTGGGTGCGCAGATCTTCGACCGGATGGAAATTGAAGTTTTGATTTCTACCGAGAACGACAAGGACTTCGAAAACAACATGGTCACGCTTCGCGCCGAAGAGCGTCTGGCGTTTTCCATCTACCGTACCGAAGCCTTCGTCACTGGCAAGCTCACGGCTGCGGCCGCTGCGGCTTAAGCTGCGCAACCCCTAAAGTGGCCGGCACCGCCGGCCCACCGAGGTGAGACATGTCAGAGTTATTGATCAAACCGCTGCGGGCTTACGAGGACCGCGGCATCATCCGTGATACCGACAACGAGCCTTATGCCGCGCCTGTATGGCTGGCCAAGGAGCTGGAGCAGCTCAAGCTTTGCGAGATCGTGGGCGAAGTCGGAGCAGCTTTGACCACCAATTCCAGTGAACGCTCGGCGCTGACGATTGCTAAGAAGGGGCAGCGCTGGATTGTTATTGACGCTGAGGGCGCTCAGGTCGGTGAGTTTATCGGCAAGAAAGAAGAGGCCGAAAGCGAACTGGCCAAACTTTCAGCCTCCACCACACCGGATCCCGCCGTCAATCCTGAACCTGATGCTCCTATCGAAGGGCCGCCGGTTCAGGGCGAGAATTCGATTCCGAAAACCGAGCAGAACCAACCACCTCAGGAGTGACACATGCCCGTCATCAGTATAGAAACGGCCATGCATCACCTGCACGCAGAATCCGAGGATCAGCCGCTCGTGGATGAATTTCTGGGCGCGGCGGAGGAAGCTGTCATGCAGTTTTTGCAGCGCCGGTTCTATGCCGATCAGGCTGATCTCGATAAGGTGAAGGCTGACACCATTCAGCGCACTCAAGCCGCGAGAGCTGCATACCGGGCCGCGCTGGAGTTGGCCGACGAGCCAGAAAACTCTGATATTCGCTGCCGTCTTCGCGAGCGCGCTCGCCAGTCATTGTCTGAAAGCTTTGAGCAGATAGATATGGACGACTTCGGCATCGTGATCAACAAGGCCATACAGGCAGCATGCCTGCTCAAGCTGGGCAACCTCTTCGCCAACCGCGAGGAAGTGGTAATCGGCACGATTGCCGCGGAGCTGCCACTGGCCTCCAAGTCGCTGCTTATGCCATACCGCATCGGGATGGGCGTGTAATGCGTGCCGGCCGACTTCGACATCGCATTACGTTCCAGGCGCTGGGCCGACTGCAGGACCCCCAAACCGGCGAAGAGCTGGAGAGCTGGCAAACAGTTTGGGACACGGTGCCCGCATCGGTCGAGCCGTTGAGCGCCAGGGATTTCATTGCTGCCCAGGCCAGCCAGTCGGAGGCGACCGCGAGGATGGTTATCCGCTACCGAGCCGGCGTGCTGCCGACGATGCGAATCCTTTACCGGGGTGATGTCTACGACATCAAAGGCCCGCCGCTGCCCGATCCCGATTCAGGTCTGGACTATCTCACCATCTTGGTGGCCAAGGGGGTCAACGATGGCTGACTCAGTGGATTTCCAACTGGGGGGTATTGACTCTCTCGTTGGGAAACTCGAATCGATCACTCAGGACATGAAGCGTAAGGGCGGACGGTCGGCGCTGCGTAAGGCTGCCCAGCTGGTGGCCAACAAGATGAAAGAAGGCGCGCAGCGGATAGACGACCCTGAAACAGGCCGATCCATCGCTGACAACGTCGCGCTTCGCTGGAACGGGAAATTGTTCAAGTCGAGCGGGGACCTGGGTTTCCGGGTTGGTGTTCTGCAAGGCGCTGTCCTCAAGAAGGGCGGCGACAAATCTGCGAACGCTGCGACGCCTCATTGGCGCTTGATCGAATTCGGTACTTCCAAAATGCGGGCGGATCCATTCGCGCGAAAAGCCTTGGCCGACAACATAGCCGAGGCAACCAACACATTCATCACTGAATACGAGAAGGCCATTGACCGCGCGATTAAAAAAGCGGCAAAGGCCTCAGGGGGGGCGTGATGTCATATGCACCCATATTCGCGGTATGCGCTGCTGACGCAGGCGTGACGGCACTACTCGGCGTCAGCCCCACCAGGCTCTATCCGTTCGATGATGCACCCGAAGGCGTGGCGAAGCCGTATGCAGTCTGGCAGCTCATCACCGGCAGCCCAGAAAACTACCTCGCAGGCCGTCCTGATGCCGACAGCTTCACTCTGCAAGTCGACGTGTATGCCGCCACAGGCGCGCAGGCAAGGGCAGTGACCGACGCCATCAGACACGCCATTGAGCTCAAAGCGTATGTGGTCCGCTGGGGCGGCGAGAGCAAAGACACCGAAACAAAGCTGTACCGGTCGAGCTTCGATATCGACTGGATAGTGCTCAGGTAGTCCCAACCAATTTTTCAGCCCGCCATGAGCGGGTTTTTTATGCCCGACATTTGGAGAACACAATGGCGATTTTGACTCAAGGCACTCAGATGTATGCGCTGGTGCCTACATCCGCAGACCCGAAAAAGCTGGAGGTTATCGAGGTGGAATGCATTACAGCGTTCAACCCCGGCGGCAACCCAGCAGACCAAGTTGAAATTACGTGTCTGAGTGACAAGGTAAGGCGATACCTGCGCGGCTTGCGCACGCCTGGACAGGCTTCGTTTTCAGTAGACGCTGATCCGAAAAACGCCTCGCACGTCCGGCTTTACCAGCTTTCCGAGGACGACTCGGTCGAAAATACGTCGTGGGTCGTTGGCTGGGCTGATGGCTTCGATGTCAAGCCCACCTTAAATACGGATGGCGATGATTTCGAGCTGCCACCGACACGCACCTGGTTCGTGTTCGACGGCTATGTCGCCGACTTCCCGTTCGACTTCGCAGGAAACACAGTCGTGAAGACTGCGGGCACCATCCAGCGCTCCGGCGGCTCCGCCTGGATTCGCAAGTCGGTTAACGCATAAGGCATCGCGATGAAATTAAGTCTTGAAAGCTTGCGCGGCGTCGGTGCGTTTACCGGCCGCCCCGTTGAGAAAGAAATCAAATGGCAGCAGGGCGAAGAAGAAATCGTCGCCACGGTCTACGTCAGGCCGCTGGGGTTTCAAACGGCGATCAACGATGCGCTATCCGCCGCTGGCAAGGTGCAGGTTCACGCGGGCCGAATTGCCGCAAGTATCTGCGACGAAGAGGGGAAGCCCGTCTTCACGGTTGAAGACATCACCGGTGAAGCTGATCCAACGCGTGGCTCGCTCGACCCCAGCCTGACTTTCGCGTTGCTGACAGTCATCGCCCAGGTCAACAACTTGGGAAAGACGGCGCCCTCTCCGACGAAGAAGAGTTCTGGCACGAGCTCGTCCTCGCCGGCATCGGCGGGCGTACGATCGCGGAAGCCAAGGAAACCCTCAGCCTGAATGAGTTCAGGTCCTGGCTGAAGTACCGGGAGCTACGTGGCTCTCTGAACATCGGCATGCGGGTGGAACGCGGATCGGCATTGCTCGCAATGATGTACGCCAACGTGAATTACAAGGACGGTCCGTACAAGATTTTCGACTTCATGCAGCATGAGGTCGAGCCGCCCATCAGTCTCGAGCAGGCTATGGAAAGCTGGGCATAAAACTTAAAAGGCCCGCACAGCGGGCTTTACCTTTGGAGGCGAGTTGAATGAGCAAGTCACTGGGCACGCTCACGCTGGATTTGGTGGCCAGGATCGGTTCCTTCACTGGCCCTCTTGACAGGGCGAGCCAAGAGGCAAAGAAACGCAACGCGGAAATCGCCAAGTCTTTTGAAAACCTGGCCAAGGGTGTGGGCGTTGCCATCGCAGCTGTCCCTGCCGCTCTGACAGGGCTGGTCGCCTACATGGCCGGCAGCGCTAAGGAAATCTCCAACCTTGCAGCGCTGGCCGGTCTTGGAACAACCGAGTTCCAGAAGTACGCGGCTGGCGCGAAAACTGTTGGCGTTGAGCAGGACAAGCTCGCGGACATCTTCAAGGATACCAACGACAAGCTGGGTGACTTCTTCAACACCGGCGGCGGCGAGCTGAAAGACTTCTTTGAGGTCATCGCGCCGAAAGTCGGCGTGACAGCGGAAAGTTTCAAAAAGCTCAACAGCGCCGAAGCTCTTCAGTTGTATGTTTCGACCCTTGAGAAAGCGAATGTCTCCCAGGCTGAAATGACATTCTATATGGAAGGCATTGCCGACGAGGCTAGGGTCTGTTCCCG